GTCGAAAATTGTGCATCGAAGTAGTGACCGAACTCATCCCGAGCTCTCCTGTCCCAGTCAAGGATTGTACGAATCCTTGTCTGACTGGACAAGACACCCCCAACACAACCGTGTTGAGGCTTGGGCCACTTCTGCTTCGATACTCTAATCTCTTGTGGTCTAATCTTCTGAAAACCCTTGCCAGATATCAGATAAGACAGATTAGTACATACGGCTCCGTACGTACTAATCTGCCTATTGGTCAAGAAAGAATCCCCAGGGAGGGGCTCATCAACGTGCTTGGAGCCAAGCCACTCCCTCATCTGGGACATTCTTTTACGATACAGCCCTCTATCACGGGGTATCGCAGGAATTTGAAGATTAGATACATAACTCGATGGGTCATGTGGACCAGAATGCTCAGCATTCTGACACAGATAGAGCTCCTTCAATGCTGCACGACCGATAGCGGGTATCATAAGACGCCCTTTACAGGGGTGCCCAAGGCCCCCTATTGCTGCCGGCAGCTCCGGATATCTGTGCTTCTTCGTTGCGATCAAGCGCTGTTTACGATAGAGCGTTCGCGCACAGCGCCTCAAGCGGTTGAACGAAGAAGGATCAACAGAATGTTGACACATGACCCCATTACCATTTCGCACGAACTCCTTCAGGGACGGAGGTCTAAAGGACCCCAGGCCGCCCTCTGGCTTAGTAAGGGCATAGGCTTCGCAGAACACGAATCCTATCTTGGACCTGAACGACTTCCCCTGATGGAGTTCGCTTCCTACTGCAGAGGCCCTCTGCGCATAGGAAGAGACGTTATCCGGATGAGTGAGAGCCGCGAGGTCATCTCCGCAGATGATCCTCCTACGGCCAAGCCGCTCACTCATCCAGTGATTGAGGAGCGACAACATCGCAAAGGAGCATGGGGTACCCATAAGGGACCCACGCATCTTAGGGACATCAACGCACTTCCCATCCTCAGTCACAGAATAACGTCTTGTCAACTCCTGCCAGGTCGCAAAGGTCATCTGCGACTTTTGGTAACGGACATAGTGAACTGCATGGCCAACTCCGAGAGAACTACGGAGTTCAGTCGAGAGATGGCGCGGGAAGCCCGCCTTCTCAAGACCTTTGATGACGGCCAAGAGTGCATCATGTCCAAACCCATCCGTCGCCCGGGTGAGATCTGCCGAAAGGTAGACGCCGCCCGGAACCTTCTCGTAAAGGCGATTGAGAATCCCTTCCTCAGTGTGTGGCACATAAGGAAGTATCTGAGGAATCTCTTTCACCAGTACGGGCCAGAGGATCTGTCTCACAAGATCCCCCGATGCGATTATACTAGCAGGAGGAATGGTAATGACTCGTGCCTTCAGTCCCAGTTCCGCGATAACGCTAGCGTGATGAACTACACGCTCACCCACTGCCAAGCGCAAGAGCTTGCACGTTGCCGATGCAAGGTTGCGTTCGGCGCTGACAACAGTTGGGTAAGTATGGAACTTATCACCGCGAAGTCGCGAACTGATGCGATGCTGGAAGTCGGCAGCAAGCCGAGAAGGTTCAGACAATTCAGCCCCACTCCCGGGTGGTGGTCCGCCACCACGAGTGAGTCCAAGTCTCACGTCGCTCCAAGCGGCGCGACAAAGACCGGCAACTACAGAATTGTAACCTCCCTTCGGCCTACCCGCTTCCACCACCGCCGCAGCCGACGAAGGCACAGAGTACGAGTAAGAATGTGGGAACTTTCCTTTGAGCAGGGATGCGACATGTGTAGTGATATCCTGAAGGATGAAATCAGGAGTAACATGTCGTGCACAAAGCATCCTTGCGTGGTCAGAAACCGCTTGCTTCTTGACCGATTCAGGTGCGCTTGGAAGAGCGCGCGAGAGCCTGCTGAAGGCAAGCTTTCCCTTTACACTGAGTCGGTTATCAAGCCAACGAAGCAAGCGGCTTGGGAAATGATGGGTTGGAGGAAGCTTGGCGCGTCGCTGCTCAAGAGCGGACTGACGCAACGCACCACAAAGATCCTTCAGATCCTTAGCTGTCTGGAGCCAACCAGTGCGGTCAACACACCGAGAGAGCCACTTCCTGATTTCCCACGAACCACGCCTAGTTCCCACACCACAAGAGATAAGACCACACCAAACAGCCTTCCAAAGCTGTCTGGTGTGCACACCAGATCGACGACTAGGGACTGCCCTCCGAGGTCTCCTGCGTCCTGCTATTTTCATAACAGGAGAAGGAGTGCTTGAAGGGGCACGGCCCTTAACCGTCACAAACGGGTAAGACGCTAGTCTAACTCGCATGATCTTGTCAAAG